ATGACGACTAAAAAATATAATGTCACCGGAAGAAAAAGCCGACGACTACGACCGGCTACTAAAATTATACAGCAAACTCCAAGACGACTACCGCAAGCTACAAGTTGCCAAAAATGAGGATATTGCCAAGGAACGAGTACGCCGCAAGCCAGCACCCTCCAGCCCACGCGGCACCATCGACAGCAGAGGCGTTAAAGACAGTGGCAAGGTCGGTATAGCCGGTGGATTAGTCGGAGCGTGGTCGGACGATGTGATGGGTCATATTGACGCCGGGATGACGGCAGCCGGGGGGACGATCAAATACATCTACGGCATTGCGATGGTTGCCGACATCGTAGGGTTTTGTGTGGGCTTTGTCGTACTGGGTGTGGCAACCGCTTTTGTCAAAGTGGCGAAAGAGTACGGATAGACAACGGAGTGCCATAATGCTAAGAGAGCTCACAACGAAAATAGTATCCCGCAAGTTGGCGGTAACCGCCGCAGTGGGTGCGGTGGCCGTTACCGGGGCCGTAGACTTCACTTGGCCGATGGCGGCGGTAGTGTGCTGCTACCTGGTATCTCAGGCTATCGTGGACGCCAGGGTTGAGTGATTGCCCCCCAACGAGTTAACAATAAACAGTCATAATATGCGTATCGACTACTCTTCGCTCCTCGCGGTATCGATATGCATTTGTTGTCTATAGGCCGCAATGTAGTTCCGTAATTTATCTATCGACCATTTGCTAACCTCACGAGAGGGGAACGATCCGTCGTCCAGATAGGTGCGGATGCTACGCACCCAACCAATCAAGCGGTCTTTGTTGACCCCCTCCAGCGTTGTCGGCACTATAGGTCGTTCGATGTAGGGCAGTGCCAACTCTTCTTCAATGCCCATGACGGAGGTATGGACGGTCAACGTCGGGTGATTCCACTCGATTTTAGAGACAATAGATCGCATCGCATTTTGTCGCCGCATTTTGTCGTTGCTGGCAAGGTCGCGCTTGACCGTTCGGACAAAGGCCCGTGCGCTTTTTAAATTGATCGGATGGTCGTCCTCAGTAGCAAAAGTCAGTTTTGCTTCGAGCTCTGCAATCTTCGCGGATAGCTCCGACATCCTCTCCTGTATCATTTCATCGGTCAATACCCCTAGCTCTATTTGATCTACCAAGCGTTCTCGCCGCAATCGAACCTCGTCCAATTCAGCCAGGATGTAGTCACGAGCCTTCGCCACATTGCGGCTCGTGCGAATACTCTCCGCCTCAGTGACGACTTGCTCTAAGACGTGCTCGTTAAAAATACTCGCGTCTAGGGAGTCCAGTAGGAGGGTTAATATGCGTTGTTCGTTCACTCCCTTTTGAGTACAGCTTTTTTGTTTGGCGCACATATAATAGTTGGTGGGTTTCGATTGCTTACCCGGTCTCGCCGCCATGGGCTTGTGGATCATGCGATTCCCACACCGGCAAAAGATAAGCCCTGTAAACAAGTGCGTTCCGGTTTTGCCCGTATTTTGGGTCTTGATGCGGGAGTGCAAACAGTGCTGCGTCCGCGCAAACAGGGTCTCGTCAATAATCGCCTCGTGGGCATTCGGCACCACCAACGATGGATCGTCAGAGTCGTAAAATTTGGACTTTTTGGGTTGGATGACTCTGGTGCCGGTGTAATGCCTATTTCTCAGTATCGCATTGATATGCGCCACCGTTAGTGTGACCGGGAGTTCGGGTTTTATTTTTCGGGCCGAATAGTTTTGTGTGGAGAGCCTGAATATTTGCCGCACGATAGTCGCCTGGTCTTCATCGACAACCAACTTCTTATAGGTTTTCGCGCCCTCTTGGATGGGTTGTATTGAGTATCCATAGGGGACCAGATTGTTGGCCCAATATCCGCGCAATGCTATTGCATGGAGTGCCAAAATTGTATGTTCCGACAAGGACCGCGAAAAGTTGGCGTCTTGCATTTCGATCATGCGTTCCATCAGCCATCCGTATGAGTCGTCGGGCACGTCTTCGTTGACCGAAACGACTCTCACCCCGTTTTTTTTGAGGAGAGCCTTGTAGATGACTGAGTCATCCTCGTCGCGGGCAAAGCGGTTGAATTTCCAACATATCACAAATTGGAACGGGGCCGGTTTCTTGGCCGACAAGGCAATCATCCGCTGAAAAGCGGGCCGTTTGTCCGTCGTCGCAGTGACGCCCTTCTCTTCAAAAATGAAGTCTTCGATGACGGTCATCTTCTTCGCGTCGGCATACTTTCGCATTGCCGCTATCTGCGCGGGTATACTTTCATCCTTCTCGGCTTGCCGGTCAGTGCTTACACGGGGGTACAACGCAGCAATTTGCATATTAACCCTCCTACGGGGTTGCCTACGCTAGGTGAGAGATGCAGACTCCAAACCGGCGTAGGAGGTCGGTTGTTCGGGCGCTACCCTAGGAGTCTGCAATACGTCCGTATGATAATCTATTCGGGGTAATTGATCAAGTCTTTTGTCGATCTCGTCATCGGTCATCTCGTCTAGTTGGTCGAGGATACCAGCGCGGTGGAGATCGTACAGGACTTCCGCGCAATACCGAATCCAATCGTGCGGCACCTCACTCATCCCAAGACCTCCCGATACCGTGCTACCAGTTGCTCTCGCACGTTCGCCACATGGCGGCATCGGCCCCGGAAGGTGTGTCCGGGGCACGAGCATGACCATCGGGGTGGTTTCCCCGGATTGCGCTTGACCTCGTAGTTGCCGGTTCGCCCTTGGACGAGCCACCGCCGCCTACGGGCGAGCCAAGACAATGGTGATCTCGTATTTGTCGCTGAGTTCGATTCGATGGGAGGGGGTCAGGTGACCCTGCTCCCGCAGTTTTTTGAGGTGGTGCCGTACGGCGTTATCGGACCGCAAGTCGAAGAATTTGGCGATCTCGTAGGTGGAGGGGGTAGTGCCGGTTTCGGCGACACAATCTAAGATGTAGTCCAACATCCGAATCTCTGCGCGTTGCCACTGTTTCAATTCGATCATCAGGATCTCCCCTTGGCCCGGAGTGCGTCGGCGCACGATGCGCCCTAGCTGTTGTACACTCAGACCCCTGAGCGACAACCTCCCCTTATAGCTAGTTCATCATTTAACGCACTCCGGGCTACGCTCGTAATATTCGGTGGCGGGTTGTTGGCCTATATAGACGGTATCCTCTCGCACGGTCACCTCGTTCATCGGCACCGCTACCCCGGCAGGGTGTATGGTCCGCACTACGCCCAGGCAGTGGGCGAAAGCAACCAGGCGAGCGAAGACCTCTCGCGGATCGATAGGATCGGGCACCGGGGCGTTGTAGACGGTGACGTGCCCCCGCCGCGTCCCCTCCCGTGGTGGGGTTGTGGTGATGGCGAGGCGTCCCCGCAGTACCGTTTCGAGGTGTTCGGCCAGATTGGGGGGTGCGGTCTCCGCCTCAAAGGCCTCGTCGAAGACGGCACTCACCGTCTGAGCACCCCCCCCTTGGCTCTTGGCGGTATTGATCAGCTTTTGGATCGTACCAATGTCGAAGGGTTGGTCCGTCAGTCCCTCCCACTGCGCCTGGATGCGCTCTAAGCCCCCCTCCGGCAATGGGGGCTTAGTGGGCTTGGCCTGGGCCGTGACGGACGTGAGGAGGTCACTCAGTGCGTCCATCGTCCTCCGCATCCCTCAGTCGCACGATGCAAATCGATAGCCTATGCATATCCACGTCCCGTCGTTCTGTTTTTTGGGTGGGTCCAGGCGGGTGCTATAGCCGCGTGTAGGCCAGCGGTCATAGCACTCCTGTCTCTTGCGGTCGATCTCTTTTTTGGTGTCCGCCTCAAGGGTGATCTTGATCATCGGTGATCTCCACGATGACGATTTGATCGGTCTTGTCACTCCGCCGGAATACGTGCCGGATCTCCGCAATCCATTTGCGAGAATCATCCGGCAGTGCTCCGGCTTTGACCAGCCCGTCCAAGATCATCTTGGCCCCGAACGATTGGTTGTCCGGATCGCGCCGGGAGTGCGGCCAATCGAAGATTAGGGTGACCCGGTCATCGATGGGCTTGAGCCGCTGGGCCTTGCAATTCCACGCCACCACCTCGGTGGCCGTCTTCTTGAGGGACGCGTAGCGGGACCAGTGCCGCTTGGTCTCCGCCACGGTCTCATTCAGCGTTGGGAGCTCCGCGCTAATCTGGAGGACTTGTTTCACGGCCTCGGTGGCCCTCCACCGCGTCGAAGGCTTTCCTCATTGAGGGCCTTGATCAGTGCGTCCGCGAGGTCCACCGCACGTTGGGCCGCGTGTTTCTTCGCCAAGACCCCTTGAGCGAGCACCCCTTGCAGGGCCAGTGCGGCGAAGTGCTCCCGCTTGCTCATGCCGCTGGCGGCACTAGAAGGGGAGGTCATCGTCATCCGCCACCGCGTCGAAGGCTTTTTTCACGGCCTCGGTGGCTTCTACTAATTTGGTATTCTTGAGGTCGGGGGCCTCGCCTTCGACGTACTCCCAATCGCGGATGGTGGCCCGGATCTTGTCGGTATGCTCGTTTTTCTCGTGGCGGATCTTATACCGGACTTGCCGCCCTACCATCTCGACGGCCTCATCGAAGACCTCGTTGAGCTCCTCATTCGTCATATCCGCATCGCGGAGGAGGTTGCGGAGTTCGGTCAATCTGGCACGGGGCGCGAAGCTGATATTGCAAAACTCGTAGTGCTGCCAGGGGTCACCCGACTCCATCATCGTGGAGTCGGAGGTGATGACGATGGCGATACGGTGTACCTCACGGGTGTTGTTTGTGAGGGGATCGCGGTAGAGGGACTCCATCTTGCCGTAATCTTTGATTTCGGTGATGGTGCCGATGTGGACCCCGGTAGGATGGGGATCGTAGTTCCCGACAGGACGTTCAGGAGGCTGAAAAGGCATAAGGCATAATCTCCAATTTTATCAATGGGGGTAGGATGCGTAGTAGCAGGTACCCGGCGATAACGAGGATGAGGATCGGACTTACCTTGACCAAAAAGCGCATAGTTTTGCCTTTTGATTAGTCATTTTTAGGAGCTTGAGGGGGGGATCGTATACGAAAAAAGTATTGCGCGTTTGCGCAAACGGCACTATCGTTACGCACAGAAGCCTCCTTTCCTTTAACTGGGTGGGTGCGCTTCTATTCGGCCCGGATGGGTGTATCCTACCCATCCGGGCTTTTTCTGGTGCCCTAAAGAACGAAAAATAGGGGGCTATAGCAAGTAAAAAAGGAGATCGGCCGCACCCTGTCAAGAAAAAATTGCGCCCTATACTGTCGGCCGCCTGTGGGGGTATATTAGAGGGTGAGGGAGGACCGACCATGGCACTATGGACAGAGGATAACTGGCCCCAGCCCCGCTGGCCCAACTTCTCATTTGTAGAGTTGGCCTGTAGGCATACAGGCCAGAACGAGATGCGGATCGATACGTTGGATCGGCTGCAAGGATTGCGGGAGAGGTACGGCAAGCCGATGCGGATCACCTCCGGGTACCGCGACATCACCCACCCCAAAGAAGCGGTCAAGCACGATCCGGAGGGCAACCCCAGAGGGGGGCCGCACTATACCGGTCGGGCCGTTGATGTAGCGGTACGTGGGGCGGATGCCCTCCACCTACTCACCCTGGCCCTGGAGGTGGGATTCACCGGCATCGGCGTCGATCAGCAAGGGGACGGGCGGTTTCTACATCTGGATGATCTCCAACCGGAGGACGCCTTCCACGTGCCGCGTCCCTGGATTTGGTCGTACTAACAAAAAGTGGGTCAGGAGGCACCACCCTCCTGACCCTAGCATCCACCACCACAGATACCCGGAGGTACTTGTGGTAGGGACTGTTAATATACGAAGGCTACTCGTTGTCCGCTATACGAATATAATCCGCCGCGTTGTCCGTCAACCGTTCGCGGTCATCGAAGTAGCCCAAGGTGGTCTTCACATCCGCATGGCGGAGGTGGGACTGCACCTGGGTAGGAGATGCCCCCCCCTCGATGGCGAGGGTGCAGCACGTATGCCGCAGGGTATGGGCCGACACCTCGTCCAACCCCACCCGATCCGCATACCGCCGAACGATCAGACGCACCGACTGCGGCGTCAGCCCGTGACCCTCCGAACCGTGCGCGACGGAGATAAAGACCGGACCCGTTGCGTTGCGCCCCCGCACCGTCAGGGCATCCCGATAAGCGGCGAGGGCTTCTAAGGGCGGACCGACCATCTTCACATCTTGCGCCACCCCCGACTTAGTTTCGGGTAGATCGAGGACGGTGTGGACCCCCTCCCGCCGGAGGTGCTCCCAATGCATCCCCGTAACTTCCGACCGGCGCAGACCCCCGTAGACCAGCACCAGTAGCAACGCCCGGTCACGGGTCCGTTGCAGGGCGTCTGCCGTTGCATCGACGGCCACCAGCAGACGGGTGAGGTCGTCCGTTGCCAAGGCTTTGCCGCCCACCCGCCGGTCCTCCCGAAACGACTTGACGAGGCTCTTGTCCGCCGGGTTGCGCTCGACCAGACCCAGGCCGATGAGGTGGGCATAGAAAGCCCGCATCGCCGCCAGCTTGCGGTTGATGGTGGAGCGGGCTTTCCCCGCCGCGTGGAGCTCGTTACGCCATCGGACGACCTCGTCCGGGGTGACGGAGCGGAGTCGCTCCGCTCCGATCCAGGCGAGGTCCGTCACCCGAAAAAACGCCATTAGGTCCGCCCGGTAGGCCCGTTGCGTGGCGGGGGACAGTTGACCGGCCAAAAAGGACGCGGTAGGATCGATAGGTGCGATGGTCCGATATACGGATACGGCCGTTGCGGTTGTCATTCTTCGTCTACCTCCACGATATCGTCGGGATCGGGGATCTCGATGTGGTTGATGGATGCAATTAATTGCATCAGGATTACGGCCGTCTTGCTAGGATTACGTTGCCCGGTCTCCCACCAATAGACTGTGATCCGGTTGACGCCCAACAGTTGCCCAAAAGCGATCTTGCCCAGGCTCAGGCAAGACCGCAAATACGTTATCTGGATGGGCTGCACTAGTCCTCCAATTCGTCGCGCAGGTAGTCGCGCCGTTCCGCGAAATACTCGTCTAGGCCCGTGATCGTCCACCCGTCGATGCGACCATCCAACTGCGCCTCTTCGACCAGAGCAGACAGTTGTTCGTCGGTGCTCTCTGCCGTCACCTGACCGGGCACATCGTAGACGTGAGCGGCCTCTTGTGGGCCGAACCATCCATCCGCATCGACTACGCCGTTAGATCGGGTTTGAGCACCATCACACTCCTCGGTCAATTCCTCTTCCGCCGCTTGTGCTTTGTCAGATAGCACCGGACGGTCCTGTAGTCCGTCACTCTGGATTTCAGTTTCGTCCACGATGCGTTGCGCGATGGGGGCGAGTTCGGTCAGCAGACTATTGATTTCGTCCGTTGTGAGGATGTTGATTATGCCGTAGCGTCTGCGGAGTCCATGCCACACATCGGCGGGTACGCCAGTGCCGACTTCCGCGTCCCAATCCGCCCGAACTTCCCCGTCGCGCAAATCGAGTTCGATGTAGGCTGGCTGCGGTTGGAGTTCGCCCGCATAGTGACGCCAGAGAGGATGCAACACCTCTCCCTCCAGATGCTGTACGTGGATGTGGATGGACATAAAAAAATACCTCCTATGAGAGTGATGGTGGATGCTAAAAAGTAAGCTAACAACGTAAACGCGTTCGGTCAACCTATTTTTCGGATTTTCCGTTGTGCCCGTTGGCCCGTTGTTCGATATTCGCCGCTAGCCGCTATTCAATATTCCGATTTTCCGTTGTGCCCGTTGGCCCGTTGGCCCGTTGCAAGAGAGCTCGCTCGTGCGGATGCCGCCAGGGGATCGCCAGGGGATCGCCAGGGGATCGCCAGGGGATCGCCAGGGGATCGCCAGAACCAAAAATACCGGCACCCGACGCCGTAGGGGTGCGCCGGGTGCCGGTATGGGGGGGGGTGTTATCGCATAATGTCCGCGCGATAATTCAAGTACTTGCCGGTCATATACCGCACAAATCGCCGGTATTCCGTCCGGTCCGCATTAATGCGGGTGCGGACGTGTTCCGGCAATCGGTCAAAATATCGGCGGATGTATTGGCGTCTAGTCATTGGTATTACCTCCGGTGGATGCTATTAGAACGCAATACCCGCCCGCCTGGACCGTCCAGGCGGGCGGGCGGGTAGGGTGCAGCTGCTACTTAGTAAATTGCTTGACTTTGTTGGCCGGTCCATGCACCGGTATCGCGATATCTTTGGCACCGGACGCGGTGCCCGCGCAAAGTTTGCAATCCCGGCATTGGACACCGGTTGTATAGTTCGGACAAATTATTTCACCCGGTGCGGTAGTTTCGCCGGGTGAAAGGATTCTAAAGGTCCGGTACCCTAGGTCTTTGGCTTGTTCCCTGGTCCGGGCCGATATCCCGTCGATGGACGCCATAAAATACCGCCTATAGTCCGGGTCGATCCGGTGCCATTGGTGCGTATAGCCCGTATGGCCAGGGATACGGTCCGACCAGGTATCTAACTTGTCTAGCGGTATAAATGCCGGATCGCCGTATGCACCGTATCGGACCGGTTTATTGAGTACCGGCACTTCCGACACCGGCGCACCGTCCACCGCTTTATATACACTATTATAGGGGACCGGATTGACATAGCACCCCTGGCCGGACCGGAGCGGACAATCTCCACAAAAGGTATCGTCGGTCCGGTCCTTTATTGCCTGGGTGGGCTTTTTATGCGCATCTATGATAGTCACTTGTACCATATCCCCCGTTTTCACATTGGCGGATGGGGTGCGGATATTGGACATAATCGCCTGGATGTTTCCATCCGTCCAAATTTTGCGGGTAGATGGTGCAGCCATTGGAAATACCTCCGGGTGGTGTGGTGGTGGTGGATGCTATGGGTATTAGAACGCAAAACACCCGCCCGGTGCGGTGGTGCGCACCGGGCGGGCGGGTGGTGTCTAATTACTCAATTGCGGGTGCTCTATACGGTGGCGGACCGGCATAATAAGGCCATAAATTCCCCGTTTGTACCAATAGGGCAAATATACCGCCGGTCCGGTGGTGGGGTGCGTCGGATCTACTAGCACCTCCGGCACCGGCACCGTCCCGTATACATCCGCGATAATGCTATATAGATCCGCGTCCAGGCAAACATATTGTCGGGACTCGTCTACCTTAAACACTAACGAGGTACCACCCTCGCGGGTGGCGCACCCAAAATAAGACGCGGGCACAAAATTGGTATAATCGGGTATCACTATA